AAATCGTTCTTCAGCAGCCTTTTTAGGTATTACTCTTGTATCGGTCATTTTATACTTCTAAGTTTTTCTTGACTAGCTCGACTAGCTTGTCGTCTACAGTATTGTCTGTTGACTTTGCATATGCCTCTAATAACTTGACTATCAGTTCTTTAACTGCTTTAGTTTTGATAAAGGCAAATAGAATTGGTTTTACTAATGTAATCATGATTCAGTGGTTTCTTTTTTAATGTAGCGTCCGTTTTCGTCACGCTTGGCAGCCTTTTTCTTAGGCTTCTTTTTTGCAGATTCTTCACGTTCTGCTATTATTCTTGATAATGTACTCATTTAAAATAGTCCAAATTTCTTTTCTTTTTTAGGTGGCTTAACTTTAACAATAGGTACTATGTCCGAACACATCTTATAATTATCTGAGCCGGGTCTATACATAAAACCTTTTTTCATTAAGTCTGCACATTTGTGTGCTCGAGTAATCTCAAACTCAAGCTTCATTTTTTCTTCATATCTCTTCGCCATTTCTTTACACTGTTTATATCCTGTTTTATCTAGCGGAACCATAAAGTTAATTTGGAACCCCCAGTTTTCTGCTAGTGTGTAACTTGTAGGCTGCATAAATTCATCTAATGGTTTCGTATGATTACCCATATAAAATGGACTAAACGTCATAGTAGATCCATTACATTGTATGTTAGGACCATATATCTGACGTGACGATGCACCATTGTTTTGAAATTGTACAGCTTGATTAGTTACGTTACCAGTCGCAGCTGCTACAGGATTACTGACGTTTGTGTCTTCAGCATAAACAGGTGTACCTATTGCGAGAAGATAGAGTAAGAGTTTGTAGTAGAATCTGTTTCGATAGTTCTGTCTATTGATATTGTTTCTATTGTGCCTGCATCTCTTGTTGTTATTGATAGATCCCATTCTGTTGCGTTGTTTATTACTGATTAGGTTGTACCGTCTGCACCAATCGCAGCACTTGGTGTAACATTTGTTCCAGACCAAGTTTTGACTTCTGCTCCTAGTACGTCGTGTTCTATCGTTTCTGTTATTGTTTGTGTTGTTGTTGTCGTTGACTGCATTGACCCTGTTGTAAACTGAGGCGTGACAGTGTTTGCTCTTGCGATTGCGGGTGACAACAATGCTAAGAGAAGAATCCATTTTTTCATTATTTTGGTTTAGTAGGTTCTTTCTTCTCGTTCTTCTTACCATTACCAGTAGACAAGCCGAACGTGGCTAGTGCACCAGTAAAAATCGAAGCGACGAACGTGATATCGCCTGCCGTAGCTGACTTCTTAACCATAGGCAGCTCAACATAACTTAATGTAATAATAAACCCTGACCAGATCACAACACCTAGACGCACTGCTGCACCTAATACTGCCATCTGTTCTTCATGGTCATCTACATTTTCTTTGAGCTTGGTAAAGATTCCTTTTTTTTCTGGCGGTTTTGTCTCCATTTATTTATTTTACCTTGTATAAATTTTTGTGCTCTTTTTCTAATGTTTTCGATTAGAGGCTGTGTTAGCGTGGTAGCTGCTACAGCTGTCACCGCCGTTGTAACAGCAGCTACTACAATTTCCGGAGAAGGTTGAGGAACTGGCTGTTTAATAAACGGTATTTTTAAAGTGGGTGGTTCAGGTGTTTCCTCTACAGTCTTGACTGGTTCCTCTTCTTGATCTCGTAGATCGCTCGGAGGAACTACCATAGGTTTGTAGTATGGTACGTCAGCTGTAGGTAAAGGTATTTCTACTGTCTCTATATCAACTATATCTGGTAATACTATATTGGGTAATTTTATGCCCATCCGATTATCATTCTACTCCTTCTAATTTAAGTATATCCCAAACTATAGTTGGTTTTGTTGGAAGGGATGTTGATTCATCTAGACCATCAACATTCATTCTGTAATATCGTAATAACTTTCTGTAAGCTGTAAAATCACTTAAGTTACTTACAGCTTCTTTAATGTCATCACTATATATCCAATCAGTTTCTTGTAATAATTTCTCTAAAGTTTCTTTTGTAATCATCGTACATCCCCTATTAACATTTCAGTTGTTTTAATAGCCGTTCCTACTACAATACCAGAAGTAGTAGCAGTTGTAATATCTCCATTTAATGTTGTGGCAACATAATATTTTGTACCTACAGTTAAACCACTAAATCCTGTTGCAACACCACCTAAAGCTATGCTAGCTGTACCAGAACTTGTTGTTTCTTGTGCAACGCCACCATATATAAATGGTACAGAGTCTTTGTAACTATTTACAGTATAAGGTACTTTAGTACTGTCACCATTTGAGTCTACATTAAAATGAAAAAACAACTCATTACTACCACTATAATGCAAAGTTTTTTGACTAGTATTCTGAATGCCGGCTATAAATAAAGGTTGTTTAATACCTTCAATGTTATAACTTGAGTCTAATTTTATAGATGATAAACCATAAAGACCAGATTCTGTGTTATAGTTTAAAACAGCAAATTCAGTAGCACTTTTTACAACAAGTTGCCGTATACTTCCTATTTGGCTAGCAGTTAAAGCACTATCATTAGTTTCATAATGCAATTCATCTATTAAAGTAAATGCTCCGGCTTGTGTGTAAGAATATGTTTGAATTTTTCTTTTAGCATTTATATCTTGATAACAATATATAAAATGTGTACCATTACCTAAAAATTTTCCTATACCTTGTGTTGAGTAAGCATTACTTCCGGTGTTTAAAGCTGTTGAAGAATCTATTGCCAATCTATTGTTAGCACCTGTAAAGTCATGTACGTCAAAAGTAGAATTAGTAAGACTTGCAGTCTTAGTTCCTGTTATTTCAATAGCCTCTCCAGCAAAACTTGTCCAAGCTTGTAAATGTTCTGTTCCTGAGTAAGAACTATTACTAGCGGCTGAAGTATTTCTTAGTTGACTTAATCCAGAAGTTGTAAGTTGATAATGGTTAATCTGATACATCTGGTAATTTGAATATATATAATGATAAACTGATGCTGAATTATACTGCATGGTTACATTTGTAGTACTATTCAGCCTATATCTGTTACCACCATAAACTGAGCTAGCATCTGCAAGGTAGTTTGAATTATATTTTGAACCTAATAAAGCAACAGCACCGGTTGAATTATTAACAGTAAACATTTGCATAGAAACCTTGTCGTATCTAGCTGCTGAAGAAGAAGTCGAAGTAGGTGGTTCTCTTTTAACTCTGCAATATGCAACCCAATATGATGTTGTTCCTACAGCTTTCCATTGCGAAACTCCACCAAGATATCCAGCATTATTACTTTGCGAGCCTGATGTAAATTGTGCTGTTGTACCTGAAGTGGTAACTGTACCATCAGCATTTAGTAGCTGCCCATATAATGTGATTCTTGCAGCATTGCCGTCATTATCAACAACATACTTCACTCTATAACCTTGAGAAGCAACATTCTTAGAATATCGAACAATGCCAATATCAGTTGCAGCGACAGGTGTGCCTGTAGAACTTAATTGTGGGAATTGCTCTACTTCTCCTGATTGATTAGTATTGATTATTTTTGCATTGGTAGTAGAAGCGCCTGACGCTAACGTAAAGTTTTTTACAATACTGTCTGAAGATAATCCTGTTAAATTTGCACCAGATATAGCTGGTAATGCACCTGTTATATTTGCAGCAGGCAAGTTAGTTAGGTTTGCACCTGATGCTGCTGGCAAAGTTGCAGGAAATCGTGCATCTGGAACTGTGCCTGATGTAAGGTTACTAGCACTCAACGCTGTTAAATCTTTAGCTGTGTTTGCTGCTATAGCTGTGTTAATAGAGTTAGCTAACTTATCTGCGTCTACTGCATCATCAGCTATCTTAGCTGTAGTTACACCACCGTCTGCTAACGCACCAGTAATGTATATTGTACCTTTCATGTTAGCATGAGAAGCACATTGATAGTACAGAACATCAGGAGCATCATGTTGTACTTCAACTATGACAGTTCCTGTTGTGTTGTTATTAGTAACACCTGTATTATACAGTGTACCGCTAGTGCCGTTGTCTGCACTTTGTATTCGTATAGCATGAGCACCTGTACCGTTCTCAAACCTATATGTCTTACCTCTTGTTAGGTAAAGTGTAGGGTCGTTAACTGTTCCGTTAAGACCCTCTCCTTGAAAGGTGTAGTGATCTGTGCCACTAGCACCTATAGTAAAGACATGATCTAAAGCTATTGGATCTAGACCAGCTTTTTTTATTTGTGTTAATGTCATAATTTAACTTGCACCATTAATTGTTCCGCTATTTGATAAGGTATAAGAAGAGCCGGCAATAGCTGCTCCAGCTGCTCCGTGAAGACCACGATATCCACCGGGAGTTCTAGATTGGTAAGCAAAACCTTGACCATACCAACTACCAACTTGACCTTGTTGACCATCATTACCTAAAGTACCGCCGTTACCACCAGCAGAACCGGGGTAACTACCACCACTTGTGGCAGTTGGACTATAACCACCACTATAACCGGCTGAACCGTTACTTTGGCTTTGATTCCAGCCAGCACCGTTACCGCCAGAACCGCCAGTACCACCATACCTACCATGAACAAATTGTCTATAACCACCAGCACCACCTGAGCCGCCGGCGCCGCCACCGCCACCAGAAATAGTACCAGTATTAGTAACAGTTACGTTACTTGAATCAATTCTTATTGCAGTTCCGCCAGCAGTACCACTGACACCATCTGACCCTGCATATGGATTTGGAATGTTATTTATTCCAGTAGTACCATATCCACCGGCACCACCGGCACCACCTACACCACCAAATCCTGTAACAGTTCCAGCAACAATAATTTCTAAAGTTCCTCCCATACCAGAATCAGCATGTATCGCATGAGTGCTAGTAGCACCAACATCTACACCACTTGCAACGGTATAGATTTTTGGTTTATTTGATGCCCAGTCTGATCCAAATACAGTTGAAAGAACAATATTTGTTTGATTATCACTGGCAGCATATTCTACGTCTGATACACCACCAAGACCTAAAAACATCTGTTGCATTAGCTTAACCCTGCACCTGAGATGTAAGCTATTGAGCCATTATGAAACCAGATAGTCGCAACACCTCTACCAGCAAGCGTTCTATTGCCTGTAGTTGCATCAGCAGAGTTATAAAGTGTTACTCCAGATCCTTGAGTAATTGTTTGATTTGAACCACTAGAATTAATAATAGTCACAGCATCTCCTCCAGACATTACTGCGTTTGGCACGGTTACTCCACCAGTAGTAATATGAATAGCAGTACCAGCATCAGAAGCAACAATGGTATGACTAGAAGTTTTATTATTAGTAGGTATAGACCTTACACTTTGTCCCTTATCATCTACTACGGTTCCTGATACGGTTACGCCCGAACTGGTTGTTTCAATCTTTTTAGTCCCTGCGTGGTATAAATCACATGAGCCACCATCTGTAAAAATAGCCATGTAATCACCGTCAGTTCTATGCTCAATCAATACTTGTCTAGAATCACCAACTTGTAATCGTAATTTATGTAGATTGGTATCAATATAAGTGCTTACATTATTATCGTAGATTTGTGTATCGTTGTCTGTACCTAGATAAATTTTATCGTCGTCAGCAATATCAATATCGTGACCATTACTTTGTAAGTCACCACCTAGCTGTGGTGTTGTGTCATCAACTAAATCTACGTTTGCAAGTTTTGTTCTTGCTATTGCTGCACTTGCATTAACGTCTGCGTTTACAATAGCTCCGTCTGCAATCTTGTCAGATGTTACTACTCCAGAAGCAATTGTTAAAGATGTAGCACCTGTAACGTCTCCTGTGTGAGTAGCATTGGTTACTTTAGCTGTGTTTGCTGCTATAGATGTGTTGATAGAGTTAGCAAGCTTGTCAGCATCAACTGCATCGTCTGCAATCTTAGCTGTTATAACTGATCCGTTCTGCAATATAGCAGAGGTTACTGTATTATTACTTGGTGTACCTATATTTACTGTACTACCCATAACTACAGCATGGTATGTGTCACCATTTGCTGGAGCTGCTCCTAATTTAACTGTACTACCATCTAAAGAAAAACCTTCGGACGGTGTAGATGTACCAGCATTAGGTTTTTGTACAACACCATTAATTATTAGTAATATCTGTTGCACGTTAGTTGGTGCGTCAGATAAAGTAAAGTTTTGTGTAGAGCCATCAAAAGCTGGGCTAAGTGTAGAGATAAAGAAGTTACCTATACTTTGTACTTCTTCCCATGCAGAATTAGTTCCATTATATACAAGCATTTTACCCGTGCCAGTATTAAAGAACAAATCACCATTATCAAGAGAACTTGTAGGGTTCGTCGAACCAACTCTATATCTTTCTGCGAAGTCATTTATGTCTCCACTAAGACTAAGTAAATCATCTTCTTTGAGTGTAGCTTTATGGTATGTGTAGTTTTGTCCACTTCCTGTAGAAGCTACAAGAAAACGTATACCAGCTGCTACAGTAGTACCGTTAAAGTTTGACGCAATACCTGTAATGTTTACTGTTGTACCACCTAATGTTTGACCAGAAGCTGTACCAGAAGCACTAACAACTAATCCGCCTGCATCAGCTATACTGATTACAACACCAGATGCTGGTTGTGTATTTGGAAATGATTGTTCGTTTGCAACAACTTCGAAACCACCAAGAGGTGCAAGTTGTGCAGCTACATAATCTACTACAGCTCCAGATGTTGGAAAACTAGCATCACTGTCTGAAAGAGTAGTTTGTTTTGTAAGTCCGTCAATCTGGTTAAGATCGGCTATGTCAGCTGTGAGAGCTGTACTATCAGCAAGTTTAGATGCTGTTCCTGATTGCATACCAGCTAGAGTTGTTAGCTCTGCATCTGCTATCTCAGAAGTTGTAACTGAATTAGCTGCTAAATGTGAGCTATCTAGAGGTGAGCTAGCTATCAGAGTTTTAATCTCACTAGCTGTTTGATCGTCTGTTGCTCCAGTATCTATGCCATTAAGCTTAGTATGATCAGCATCAGTAAATACATTACTATCGGTAGCACTTTCTACAAGGGTTCTAATTTCTGCCGCTGTTTGATCGGCTGTTGCTGCTGTTTCGATACCGTCTAATTTAGTACCGTCAGCTGCGACATCTCTACCATCGACTGTACCAGATACAGCAATGTTACCTGTAACAGTTTGTGCACCTGTAGCAGCTGTACCTGAAGTAGTTATGTTTTGTGATCCAAATGCTGGATTTACTTTTGTACCATCTATAGCTGCTGCTGCGTTAACATCAGCATTTACAATAGTACCATCAACAATGTTAGCACTAGCTACTGTAATATCAGTAGGTAATGCACCACTGTTTAACTTGTCCATTGTTACAGCATCATCTGCAATCATGCCTGTAGCAACAGTACCAGTGTCTCCTGTAGTGACAACAGTACCAGTTACGTTAGGTAAGGTTATAGTTCTATCAGCTGTAGGATCTGCTACTGTTAAGGTGGTTTCGTGTGCATCATCTGTTGCACCTTCAAAGGTAATATCAGCATCTTCACCCAAGTTAAAGTTACCGGTCATAGTACCACCAAGCGCACTAATATAACGACCGTTAACTTCCTGTGTTCCGTATAAGTTTTGAGTAAAGTTATCGTTTAGATCTTCTGACTTA